AAATCCATCCACCCCCGAAAACTCAGGGGCACGAGCCACCAAAGCTGACTCATAACGCATATCGTGATTACCTAAAGTCCATATTAGCCCACCCTTCCAGTTGGCTATAAATTTAAGTTGGTCTGCGGTAAATTTAGCTTTAGCGTCACGCTTAACTTCCATCAAGATAGTTTCTCCGTTAAAGCACACCATCAGGTCAGGTATTCCTCTGCCGACCATTGATAAAATATAGACATCTGCCCCCGCTTTTCTGAGGGTTTCTACTATTTCAGTTTGATTTGCATCGGTTCTTTTGGCGTATGCCATTGTTTTTTAACAATAATCAGTTAAGATATGCTAACTTTATCACGATTAGGGTCTTATATGGCTAAAAATCAGTATGGTGATTACATTGGTGATGACGAATTTATAGAGAAATGGCGAGCATATCCTAGCCCCACAGCATTAGCAGAACATTTAGGTATCGGTGTTCGTGCCGTTATGAATCGTAGGCGGTCAGTAGAGATTAGGCAGAATATAACGCTAGTAACCGACCTTAGTTATAAGCAAGAAAAAAGCAAAGAATATATTGAAAGAGCTAGGGCTGACAAAGCAAAACGCCAAGAATTACTGCAAGAACGATTAGATGCTGCCACCCATAGCGTTAGACGGGGTATGGAATTAGAAAAGGGTCGAGTCATCATCTTTTCGGATGCCCACTTTACAGAAGATACAACTACAGGGTTTAAAGCCCTTATCAAGTTTATTGAGCATTTCAAACCCAAAGCCATTATCTGTAACGGAGATGCCTTTGACGGGGCTGTATTGAGTCGATTCCCAAAGATAAATTTTGACCGACAACCAAGCGTATTAGACGAACTAAACTACTGTAAAACGCATTTAGATGCTATTGAAAAGGTTAGACCAGCAGGCTGTCGGTTGATTTGGACTCTAGGTAATCACGATATGCGTTATGAGTCGGCTTTGGTGGCTCGTGCCCCTGAGTTTTCGGGGGTCGATGGGTTTAACCTAAAGTACCACTTTCCGCATTGGGAAACCTGTTGGTCGTTTTGGGTTAATGAGGATACTGTAATTAAGCATAGGCATAAGGGCGGTAGGTACGCAGGGTATAACAATGTACAGGCAAGTTTTAGTAATATCTTTACAGGGCATACCCATGTCTTGACTCTAAGTCCTATATCAACCTTTGACCAAAAGACCTACTGGGGTGTGCAAACAGGCACTTTAGCCGACATCAATGCGGATAGCTTTAGCTATACAGAAGATAACGCAAAAGATTGGCGACAAGGGTTTGTCATGGCATCTTGGGAAAGAGGTCGGTTGTTAATGCCTGAGATGATTCAGGTTTGCGGGGAAAACGAGGTAGAGTTTCGTGGTGAAATATTAGAAGTATGAAGATTACGCCTAAGATTATCGAACACATCTACAGTATGTTGTATTGCTGCGAGCCGTTTGCGTCTTGGGATTTGCCCCTACCTGAAGAATGTAAATTTATAGTCGATAGCGACTTTGACGCTATGGGTACTTATTTATATGATGATGGGGAAAAACACGCCCATACCATAACTATATCTGACGCTAGGTGTGGGCATTTAGACACAGTAATTAGGACTATGGCTCACGAGATGATTCATGCAAGCCGTTGGAATACTTCCACCCAAGCGTGGACTAAGCACGATAAGACCTTTAGAAATAGGGCAAAAATGGTCGCTACCGAGCTTGGTTTTGACCCACTCGAACTTTGACTATATCTAGTAAGGTATCGAACTCAACTTGGTGGTATCGCTCAAAAGCCTTAGCTCCGAGTCCATGCACGCCTGTAACACCTCTGTGATGCTCGGTACATAAGGGAAGTATTGGTGCATTTGCCCGTTTACCCCCGAATCGTCTGACATGGTGAAGCTCTGCGGGGGTGTCATTGAAGCCCAAGTGGTAGCATAAGACGCAACCAAGTCTTGCAATATTGTCATGGCGTTTTTTATCCTTTTTGTTCATTGAATGTTTGCATCTTTTTGCAATATATCTTCTAGTTCTTGGGCGTAGTCTGTTATATCGCAGCTTAACAAATAGGCTTCGGTATGGTCATTTTTAAGTTTAAGTTCATGCACCCGTTTAATGGTACGGGTTAGGTCTAAGAATACTTCTGCATAATCTCTCATCGTGTTAGTCTTTCAATGTTGCGGTTAGTGGCTTGTTCGCTTCTCCACGCTTCAAACTTCATTTGAGCAATAGAAATTTCTAACTTTAGCAAAGCTTCTTTGGCGGTAAATTCGTCAATTAAATCACAATGGTCTTGGTATTCTTGAGATGCGTAGGCTTCCCGCTCCTGACCGCCAAGCGATTGCTCTGAACTTTTTTTCATCATAATTGATTTAACGCTGCTTTTTGATGATTCTAAACCAGCAAGCCTGCCTTTAGCCCAACTGTATTCTTCTTTAATACTGTCAAGTTTATTAAAAACTTCTTGAATATCTATTTCCATATTTCCCCCTAAAAAGTGCATTTAACAATGTATTCAGCGTCATCCAACTCCTGAATTTTTAAGTTAAAACAATCATCCATAATTTTAAAATTATTATTTCCATCAAGTGTGCCTTTTTTAATAAATGTGGCCCGTTGCAAAAATTTGTTTTTATCAATCATTCCAACAATCCATGCTTTATCCATCAATTCACTAACCCTAACAAAACAATAAAAATTACACGCTTGTCTAGTGTTGTAGGCATAAACTGAACATTCGTAATGTGGTTGAGGTGCAACTTTGGTGCGTTTGCTTTTAACATCAACAGTCCTGCCGTCAGGCAAAATCAAATCGTATTCATGCGTGTTGGCAATTTTGCCGCCTATCAAAGACCAAGAAGCATATTCACCTAAAAAACCAAATATATTACCGCTTCCTTCGGTAATACTGTGACGCAACTTGCCCATTTCTTTAGCTTTTTTGTGAGCTATTTCACGCATTTGGTCAGTTATTAAAACTTGCCTAATCAATCCATTCCCCCTGATTACCTTTGTTACCTTTTTTCCATTGGTCTGCAAAGCCTATTAGTAAATTACTATCAAGTTGGTATTTTGATAGGTATTCTCTAAACTTTGCTAACCCCCATTGACTACGCCACTTGCATAACTGCCGTACTGCACATTGGTATTGGTGCTCAATCAATCTCCATACCCATTCGCATCATACATTTCTTCTTTAAAGTTTCGTAGCTATCGTACCCGTTACCTAAAACTCCTAGTTCTTTAGCTTTGTTCTCAATACCTTGTTGGCTAAACATCCAAGACCTATCCACCTTTTCTTTGGCGGGGGTCATGTCTAAAACATCTTCCCATCGTGCAGCGTTTAACCAACTAGCAGGGTACGGGATATAGTCTATTTCGGTGCGTTTAAGTTGCCAATGTCTAAGGTGTTTAGGCAAGGCTTCTAGGGCTTCACGCTTTTCAAGGTCAGTCAATCTTTTCCAAGCAATTTCAGCTTTTTTCTTTGCGACCTTTTTGGGCCAATTTACCCAAAACTTTTCAAAATCCACACATCCCCCTATTTAACAATATCCCAACGATTGCCACTATTTAAAGTTTTTTCTAAATCAGAATTTCTAAACTCTTCTTTTTTATACTGTAATTCTTTAATACCAGTATCCCAGTATTGACCACTCAATTTTTCATCTGGATTATTTTGTAAAGCTTGTGCTCTACCCAAAGTGCTATTCCAGTTTTTTGTCCAAGCCATATCTTTCATCAAATACTTATCATCATAGAAAGGTTTGAATACTTGTTTTGCTTGGTTTACATTTTGATCCAATGACAAATCTAGACCAGAAACTCTTTTAAGTTCAAAATCTAAATTCTTTAAAAGCTGATCTTTCTTCTGAATGTTTTTATCATGAGTCAAATCAGAATCATATAGTTCACCATATAAGTTATTAATTGCCTTATAATTAGTATCATACTGATTCTGCTTTGTCTGCATTGCATTAGCATAAAAGTTTAAATCAGGCTGAAAAGGCTGAAACTCCGGTATATAATCTGTCACACCACTTAAGTAAGTTGCCATGGTTATATGTATTTACAATGTCAATGTTAGTTTACCAAGTTGATGTTGGAATTGCAATTCTTCTCCAAGTATTTGTTGCAATACACACATAAATAAAGCCTGCCGTAACTATTATTGTTCCTGCTTCTCCTGGAGCAGAACTTGAAATTACACACATTCCAGAAGCAAAGAAAATAGCTGAAAACAAGGAAAACACCGTCAAGGCATCAAATAAATGCTTTAATAACAGTAACGCTCAAGAAATGACTGCAACTAATTAGTAATAATCCAAAAAAATCTAAAGCCTTCAA